ATGCGTTTACAATCATCTAGTGTAAGTTCACTCAAATCAATATGCGGATTTAATGCTCCGCCGTTTTGATTTCTATCACACATAGGGCAACTGGCTTGACAGTTTTGTGTGTTTTCTAAATGTATTGTTTTTATATTTTCGTACTTATACATCCATTATCAACTTTACATCTTTACCAGGACCAACCTTACTGGGTAGGTCGCCATACTGTTCAACATACCATTCAATAACAGCCTTGTACCAGTTTTGACTGTTGTGATGTGCTTTCTTATTAAACTGCCAAATATTATTGTTAGTTGCTTGTATTGTACTTAGAGCTCTTGCACTTTCTTTTTGTAGCTCACGTACACTTAAATCACTTATATCCAATTCGCATAAACCTTTTGTATTTTTCTAGTTCTAGTTCGCCACTGTACAGCTCTTCGCCGAGATATACTTGTTTTGTAAAACTTTCAAGTGTTTCATGACAGTTAACATGTTCGTTGATTTCAAAATAGTTATTACTTTGCATTATTACTAAACTTCCGTATGTTATGCTGTCATACCAACTATCAAAGTTATTTATATGTTCGCAACTTGTGTTAATAACAGTATCTGGTACTGTCCACAATCTCTGAGTTGTACCGTCTGTTTTGTTTACATCGTATATATGTTCGTCAAATCTTATTTCGTGTATGTCTTCAGTGCTGGCTTTAAATTTCCAGTTATCAGTAACCCAAGGTTTGTTAAATATTTCGGCTATTTTCCAAACATCTGGATCTACATCAAAACTCCGAATAAAATCTATTTTTATATCACTTTCAAATAACATAGTAGCAAGAGTAGCATACCACCCTGCACATAAAAATACTTTACCTAGTTCAACATTACATTTTTTAAGCTCATCTACTAGCCAAAGTTTACTTTGTAGCTGTCCTCTACTAAAACAATCTTCGTCTATTTGAACATTATTAGTCTCAAAGTTTTTAAATGCATCAACAAAATGTGTACTATCTCTATCTTTTAAGAGTCTAAGTATACTCCATATATTGTCATCCATCGTAGCTTTTCTTAAATCTTCGTTGCCTACTAATCTAAAAATACTATGCATGTTGTCGTCGACGACTGCTTTTCTTAAATCATCGTTTCCTGGCAGTAATCTAAATAAACTATGTAAGTTTTTTTCTAAGACTGCCTTGCGTAAGTCTTCAGCTTCACCAATTATACGTTTGTTATCTATACAACGAAAAATACTATGAATGTTTTTTGTTAAAATAGCACTACGCAAATCTTCATCTGATGTAAACTCTAATATAGCACTTATATCATTATCAATGTATACACGGCGTAAGTTTTCAAAATATTCATCTTGCGGATTTAGTATTTCGAATCTGTCTAAAAGTTTATATATTTCCATCAAACTTTTCCTTTAACCAATCAAAATCATTGATAGCTTTTAATGCTTGGCTATCACCTTTGTTGCGAGTGCCGTAAGCTGTGCCTGCTTTGGCTCCTTGCAGTGCATCCTTTCCAAACGGAGTATCGGGTATCATATGCATACACCAAGTCCTCAAACGTTCATTAGTTTCTTGACTTTTTTGTCTATCAATAATCTTACTCGATAGTTTTGCACATTCTCTAAATGCACTTTTCCACGCATTAAACGCATCAGTGTTAAATGCTGTAATATTTGAAACACTTGGCATAGCTACAAACTTATCACTAATACTTGTGGTCATATCAGGCTTACTAATATCCATGTTAAGTGTTTCGTGTCTTGGAAATAACTTAATACCGCCATACCCATAAACTAATCCGTTTACTGGATTTTTACTACGCCATACATGCACATGATTATATTGCCAAGCTGGAACTTGCCAATCAAAGTTAAAATCGTCAACAACTACAGCATCGCCATCAACTATATAAAGCATAGGTGTATTGCATACCTTTGCTGCTTCGATATGTGCCTGATGTATTCCTTTGACACCATGTACTCTATGTATTACTCTATCTGGAAATCTAGTTTTTAGATTTTCAAAGTTTTCATCTGCATTTGGTTCTTGATAACTAATAAAAACAATATCGTAAGGGTTAGGTGTACTTGCTTGTATATCTACTTCTTTTTTGTTAGCAATAAATTTAAAGTGCCATTCACGTTTACTGATTTTAGCATATTTACTGCAAAGTATAATACCATCATGAAACTTGCCATTTAGAAATACATGATTAATACGTCTATCAAAACTATTAGAATGTTCAAAATAATCATCAAACATAAAATCTTTACAAACTGTTACCGTTGGGGGAATAATATAAAACATTTCAGTTGTACTAGTTTCTAATGCGTTTATATATTCTTCATATGTATCAACAACATTAAATATATTGTACTTACCAGCAACACTTGTAACTATATCGTGTTCTTTTCGATTTACAGGAAATCTATATTCTACTTCTCGTTTACTTAACGGAACGTGTTTGCTGCATAAAAATAAACCATTGTACAAATCTTTGCCGTCTACTTGATGTATAAATGCATGGTTTTGTTTTCTATCAATCTGTTCGTGATGTGATATGTAGAACGTGTCAACAAACTCTGTATCAATACTAATATTAGCAGTACTCATCCAAAACATATCAGTTGTGCTAGTTTCTAATGCGTTTAAGTATTCTTTATATGTATCAATGTTGAATATATCATACGGAGCAGGCACACTTGCTTGTATATCTACTTCTTTTTTGTTAACAAAAAATCTATGCTGCAACTCTCTGTCTGATATTGTTGCATTTTTAGGTATTAGCGAAACACCATCATAAAACTCATTATTTTTAAATACATGAACATAATCAGTGCTCCATGCATCTGGTTCGTAATCAAAGTTAAAATCATTGTTTATTACAATGTCAGGCCACACTACCCAGAACATTTTTGTAATACAAATACGCTTTGCATCTTCAAGAGTATCTGCATTTTTTAAAAGAGGAAATCTTTGTTTTACAGAGTTCCACTGTTTGTTTTTTTCGCCAATAAAGATTATATCATACATATAACTAGTTATAACATATTTTAATCAACAAGTCAAGAACAGAATGTGATAAATACTAGAGAAGAGGAACCAACAAAAATGACCGATTTTATACCAGGTGAAGCATACCGACTAGATATTATTACAGCAGACGAAACAGTTATTGTTGATAGCTGGCAGGGACAGATTAAAGCCAGTGTTGTTGATGTTGACGGTATTATATTAGTTGATGTTGAAACTGGAAACTTGTATGGTTCTTTGATTGGAACCATTGAAGATACAGAAGGTAATACTATTTTATCTTCCACAGGCAATCTAACTGGTAGTGTTACTGGTAGTGTATACGACGACAACGAGGGGTTAGCATTTGATGGTGATACTGGATTGGTTATTGCCGATGTTGTCGGAAACATTGTAGATAGCAATGGCGAAGCTATTGTTAATACTGGAGCAAGATCTATTAATGCCGACAGTATTACTGGATCGTTTTACGGTGAGCTTACAGGAAGTATAACTGCCGATAGTGTAATATACGGTACATTTAACGGTGACTTTAATGGTACTAGCTACGGAGATTTTTTCGGTGATACTACAGGTACACATACTGGTGAAGTAATAGGCGGAGTAACTGGAGACGTAACAGGCAATGTTACAGGAAATCTTACTGGAGAGTTACTTGCTATACAGCCAGGCGATGATATTGCTACACGACTAACTGGACACAACAATACTGGTGGATACGATCAATGGGAGTTTTACGGTGGACTTGCTCATCCTGTTTATCCTGAAGATGATGCAGTTGCAAGAGGTCCTATAGTTAATATTGGAGCAACTAGAGCTGACACAGAAGTAAGAGCCAACTTAAATCATTACGATGGCACACCGGTAATGAGATTGTCCCTGGAAAGCTCGCCAACTTACAAAGCTGATTTTATGGGAAGACTTGTTGGAGCAGTTGCATATGACACACAAGGCGAAGATGGATTTATTAATATTGTATCAGGTTCAAGCAATGGAACACTTATTAGTGGTGTAAATGATAAGGTAAACATTGGTAATGAAAATGACGAAGTAAATATTATTGCTGATAGTTTAAGTATACAAACTGACTCGATTGACTCTCTTGCACACAGAGGCGAAGGCAATTCTAAAACATCATTATTAAACAATGACGAACTATTAAGTATCGAAAGCTGGGGATACAACGGTACTGAATACAAACGTGGTGGGCTTTTTGGATTTAAAGTTGACGGGACACCGGCTGCAACTGGAAATACTATGCCGTCAAGTTTTGGTATACAACTAAGTTCAGCGTCTAATACACATGTTACAAATACAGAAAATAGACTAGAGTTCAACAACAAGGGCGTATTAGAAGTTCCAGTATTTAAAGCTAGAGGTACTACATTTGCTGACAGAGATAGTATGACAGCAGAAGCAGGTATGATATTGTTTAACACTAGTAATAACAAGTTCCAAGGATATACCGGAACAACATGGGTTGACTTACACTAAAAAATATGCTATAATGATAACATATTAAAAAGTCTTCAAAGGAGAGTAAAGTATGTTATTTGATTGGAAACATTTAAAAAAAGCAAATACTAACTATTTTACACATTGTTTTATAGCAATATGTTATAGTTTTTTGGGACTTGGTATTTTTATAATGGGCATATTACACGCATTTTTTCCTTTTATGTTTGGATTTACACCTTACAAGATTGCTAAAAAAATCACCGACGGTACTGAAAAAAACTTTCCTGCTTGTATCAACGAGAAATAAATGAAAATTTTTATAGACGGTGAACAAATATCCGAACAATGGATAAGCGATTACACACTAAGTAATCCTGTGAATTGTTACAGTAACAACCCAGACTGGGAACAGAACGTTCTTAAACTATTACACAACTGGTATTGGCAAAATGGATATAGCTATGGCTATAGAGGTGATCAGTTTCTTAATCTAAGTACTAGCGGTACAACTGGATTTCCGCAGGACATTGGACATACCAAAGAAACCATAGAACAAGTTGTAGATGCAAATATTAAAACACTAGGGTTAGATAAAAATAGTAAAATACTCAGTTACTATTCTCCTCGCGGTATTGCGTTTAGTGTGCTAAGTGTATACCTTGCATTAAAACTAGATTGCGAACTATACATCGAAACATTCAAAGGCATTGACTATGTAAATCGTGTACACGAAATACGTCCGACACATACATTATTATTACCCAATGTTTGGAAAGTATTACACAAACACGATAGATGGAAGACACTAGATTATAGTAGTTTAGAAACTGTTATTACAGGAAGTGATTTTACACCAACAGGTATGCTGGACGAGCTACGTGAGCATAATCCAGGAAAAGTATACAATGTATACGGTAGTACTGAAGTACCTCCTATGGTGTTGTACAGCGAAGAAGAAAATACATATACTATAGATAGTATTACTCCGGGTGCAGAAGTTGATATTATAAACGGGCAGATTGCTTGCAAATGGAGTAGTCAATCTAACATATGGATTAGTGGTGACTGTGTTAACGGTGACAGAAATAGATTTACAATTAACGGACGCAAACACAATATGTTTAAACAAAATACTATCAGAGTATACCCTGAACAAATAGAAAAAGCGGCCGTTGCAGCTGGTGCAGAACTTGCATTATGCCAACAAATTAAAAATCAGTGTATATTATATTATACAGGCAATATAAAAGATATGGCAAATTTTGTAGAACAACATCGATATATTCCAAGATTTAGACTTCGGGCAGTAGATAAAATAGAAGTAGATAATAATCTAAAAAAGATTATAAGGACGCAAACATTTGTATAAACTAGAAATGTATAATGGTACACAAGATCTAACAGATTTTTATAAAGGTGCTGCTGCTAAAGGGTTTTATAACAATCATAATAAAACTGTGTTAATAGATTATATTAACAAACACGAAAATGCAAACTTATTTTTATTATACTATGGAGATAATATTGTAGGCACTAGTGTGAGCCATAGTTTGCAACAGTTAGGCATACTAGGAAAAAATGCACATAGAATAAGTGCTAGAACATGTGTATTAAATGATATAGTTGACGGGGAACGTGCCCATGCTGTACACAACTATCGACACTCTCCTATGAATCATTGGACTAGTCAAATGCTTACGCCTGTGTGTATGCACTATGTTGGATTAGAAAATCCTCAATATATTAGTACAAATACATTAGAAACTGGAAGTCAAAGTAAAGTACATCGCATATGGTCAAAGATTATGCACAACCAAGGATATTTAAAAGATCCTATAGAGTTAGAGTACAAAGGAACATTTCAAACATTTTGGAAAGTTGACGTTGATTTTTATATGAAAAAACTAGAAGAAAATATGTGGCCTGAAACTAAACAAGCACTAGACGTATTTCTTACAAAGTTCAAAAAAGTCTGACATCTCTGGAAACACTTGTTCGTGATCGACATTACGTCTACGCCCTTGTTCTTCAAAGAAGTTGTGGAAGTCTCTACGTCCTTGAATAACTTTATCTAGTGGATATTCTGTAGATTCCATGTAATCAACTACACGACGAAACTTTTCATACTCGATAGTGCTAAATGCATCCTTGCGATTATCATCTGTGTTCTCTTTGATAAACTGCAAATGGTCGTGCATATAACTCATGTAGTTTTTAGGCAGGATATTGATATCATACTGTAGAGGTTCTTTGAGATGCGGAGTATCAAACCCTAGTCGTTGCCATCTGTGCGTTTCTACATCATTGTATTTTTTACGCCATTCAAGAATCTTTTCAAGCAATGTGCGGAATGTAGTGACACTGAAAATATTAAATGTAATCATAATAACCATTGGTGCTTCACAGTTGCGCATAAAGTAATCTAAGTTGCGTTCAAACACTTCAATGTCTAACCCATCACGAATATACTCTGCACGTTTGCCCCAAGTGTCAATACTTGTAAACATTTTAAAACGTCTAATCTTGTTGTTTGTCAACAAGTCATTCACACGGTTTGTAAACTTTTCCAACTGCTTTGGCTTGCCACCTAAGTTGCTGTTGCAGTTTAGTTCTAACTCTGGTTTAGGATCTGCATCCAGCATATCAAACAACTTGTATGTGCTTTGTTGTATTGTAGGTTCACCACCTGTAATACGCAAAATATGCAAGTCCTTACTAAGCTCTGGCCACCATTTCCAAAATGCATCTAAATACGGATTGCTTTGTTCTTCAAATATTTCAAACCAGTCAATATCGCATCTGTGATTCTTTACGTTTGTATAAGGACCGTGTTGCTTGATCTCTTGATGATATCTACTGCTGGCTTTTGGATGACAATATCCACAACGGAAGTTGCACTCATTACCAAACGAAACTTCCAAGTATTCTGGATTAACATCAAACTCTGCACCACCTTCTTTGACAGCTTTCAAGCGTTCTTTGAAAAAGATAGTTTGGTTGCGTTGTTTTCTATCACTAACATAGTCTTTGCCCATTGCTTCAATCTTCCAGCAATAGTTGCATCCACTAGGTTGTTCACCTTTCATCATAGCAGCACGTTCTGCTTTCTTTTGTGCTGTATTGTGTATAGCACTAGGATTCTCTAATAGCGGTGCTGCGTCAATCTTGTGAGGAGCAGGATGATAACAACTATGTGTTTCACCTGTCTGAAAATAGATGTTTGCATGATACCACTTGGCAAAGCAAAACGTAGGAGATATTTCCTGCGTAATCTTATCGATACGCTTGATTTCTTCGCTTTCGCTGCGTTCCATTATTGTTCTCTATCTAAGAATTGTTTGCTGTTATCACGTGCCGGATTTTTGTATACTGTTTTAAAAAATAGACTTTGATTTCCATCAAGTGGTTCAGCAGCAATAGGCAACTCAAGTTCGTCTATCAGTGAATACCCAAGTCCAACAGTTTCTATTTCCATATGGTCTTCATCCATATCTTTGCTATCCCAATACTCATTGAGCCAATCAAAATCACGTACATTTACAAAGTCCCAGTCTGTACACATTGTCTTGTACAATCCTTCTCGTGCGCCGTAGATAGCCCAACGGCCGTTCTCAACATCTGCACCAATCATTAGCCAGATGTACAAACGGTGCAAGTTCTTCCAGTGATTTTTATGAAAGTCCTCTACACTAACACGCATGCCTTGATCCAGTGCCATTTTAACACCTTCTCTAAATCCAGCACGCCATGCTTGATGCGGTGTAGCATTATTCATAATAGTACTGTATGTACCATTCATTTGTATGTACTGTGTATCCCAACAGAAATCTACTTGTGCATGTGGATTATCGTTGGGTGCATTTTCGTGTGTACGCATGTTTAATACATGTTGTTTGGGCCAGCACTTAATGCCGCCATTTCCGTATGTAAGATTATTGATACTATTAAGTGCAGTCCAACTAATAACTTTATTAGTCAAATCTGTATTTTCATCAAAGTCCATTGTTTGCGACAAAAACTTTTCATCAATAATATTGTCGCCGTCTATTGTAATAAACCTATCAGTAGTTGATTTGTTAGCGGCTGCTTTGTGTGCGCTATCACTGCCTTTTACACCATGCACACGCTCTGCCCACGGAACTTTCTTACACAAGTCTGCATAGTTTTGTTCTGCATTAGGCTCGTCGTATGACAAATATATAATATCGCAATCAATAACTCTAAATGTGTTAGCCATTTATTTCCTCATAATGATAAGTATCAAACCTACGCATAGTATATACTGAAACTTCTTCGTTGTCAAACTCAAAATCATTTTCAAACGCTACTTCATCTCCGTTATTAAAACGTATTAATCGATACAATACATTTGGGTCATCTTTTTTTGTTATACTAAAGTAGTAGTTTGAAAGATCGATTGTAACTTTTTTATCATTTAAATCTTCTATAAAACCAGGATCAGCAGATATTTTCCAAACATGTTTTACATTATCTTTAGTTAATACTATTTGTTTGTTATTAGGTACAGTTCTAGGAATCTGATATAGAAAACACCACATCAGCTTGTCCTCGTCGACTTGTGTCTGGTTTTTAATATAATATTTTTTATCTATAAAATCATATTCAACCTTGTAGTCTAATAAACTCCAATGTCCTTCTATAAACTTCTTAACATCTTCAAAGTCGCACTCAAGAAACTTAAATCTGTCATCAGATTCTTTTGAGATTTTATAAATATTTCCATCGTCATCAAAACATACAAATCGTTTCATATTATATTCCTAAACATTTTTCATATTTTTTCATTAAACTATTATTTAAGAAATCTTTTTCAGTGTAATGAAAAATGCCCGATTGCTGATGATTTCCTATTTTTAGCCTCATATCACTGTCAAAATAAACACCAACTCTATCTTGCCAACGATATGCAAAGTTAATGTCCCAACCTTGAATCTTTGGTTTCATATGTGTAAATGTAGGATTCTTAACTTTATTGTTTGTAATCAAATGTTCAATGTCCATTATTTTACAAGCAACTGCTGCGCTAACATCCATGCTTGGACGCAATGCAAACTTTTTTCCAGAACTAGCTGATTTATAAAACTGTTCCCAGTTGTTTGTTATCATTTCAAGCCAAGTATAAAACTCATGTGCTAAGTCAGATTTCTTAAACCAATGGAGACCACTATACAAGTTTGGAAGATTGTATTTTTTGAACGCTTTACGATAATAGTTGTCATCTACTAGTTCTCCACGGTATGTATACACATTGCTAGTGTAAAATAAATCATAGTTTCTTAAGAAATCAAACCAACTACTAATGTCTTCAAGTATTAACATATCTGTATCTATCACCGCAGTTTCGTTATACGGAATAGCATGATATATTTTCCAACGATTGCTGATTTTCCAATCTTCATCCTTGGCATGATCTCCCCACGGTATTTCAACGATATGATCAAACAAATGTTTGTATTTTGTAGGCACACTTTCATTAGTGATAAGACAAATACTAACATCTTTGTTTGTAGCATGAATACTCATTGCTGCTAAACATGCTTGTCTAACATAATCAAAACCACTGTTTTGTGCCAGCATTGTAAAGTTATTGGTCAATAATTCTCTCCAAACTAAACTTGTTCATCACATGACAGTTACTACCTTTGAGATTTACAGCAGTGTATTCTCCAAGTCTTTTATTTTTTTGTACTAGTATTTTTATTTCATCGTCTTTAATCCCAACAGCTACGTCTTTGTCTGTTGCATAAAACTTTGTTCCTGGCAAACTTCCAACAAAGTTTCCTGTTTGATATCCATTCATAATATGTACTGCAATACTAAAAGCAAAATCGTTTCTATATACACTTGTTTTAAACTGATACATATTACGATAGTGTATATAGTTTTCTTCAATGTGCTTGATCAAATCAAAGAACATTTTGTTTTCATCTGTTTTTCTAAAAAAGATTACAGTAGCCCAATAAAAATCTACACTAGTATCACTTACTTTTTCAAACTCGGGTACTATTCTATGCATTCCAACATGAGTAGCATCCTTGTATAGCAAAAGATCTTTTTGCTGTACAAAGCAGTTGTTTAGTAAATCATTGCTAATGATATAATCAGTATCCATTACAATAGTAGAATCGTAAGGAGTTAACTCATATGCAGATGCTCTGTTTTTATTATTAAACTTTAATGTTTTATCACTAAAATCGCCATCGGCATATCGTTTACTAGTACTATTTTTAGTCATGTCATCGGAGTGAATAACATAATCAAATACATCAGATTCGATATCTATATCTGTAACAATCGAAGTGGGCAAGTCCATATACTTGCGTATGCGTTTAGCAAGGAAAATAGCTTGCTTTACATAATCAACTGATTTATTATTACTTGCGAATAACAATACACCCTTTGTCATAAATCCATAATACTTTCAACTGTTCTATTTGTTTTTAACTTATTATATTCAGTTAAGTATTTGTTTGTTGATTGCCAATACACATTTACGAGTTCATTGGCAAAATCTTGTAATACTTCTATTTCAATAGGTATACCACTATCATCAACTAATATAGTTTCAGTTTGATGTAGTGCCAATAAACTTTGACAAAAACTTATAAGATCTTTTGTTACAGAAAACTGACCACCATTAAAATAATAAACAAGATTATCGTGGTACTGTTCTTTTAACAAACGTTTTTGATTATTTAAAGTAATCATGTAATTGCTAAAATCTAATGCTTTTTCTAAGCGTTCGTCCATAAATATCTCCTACTTGTAATAGTAGTATATATGCTTTAGACTACATTGTCAAGTTAAAAATCGGAATCTTTTGTTCCGGTTGGAGTAGGTAATGAGATAGCATTGTAAGTAGTACTATCCCAAACAAAATCACTACTCGGAGTATAAGTGTATACTGTACTGTTGATTGTTGCTGTAACACTTTCGTCTACTAGCTGCCCTGCTGGTCCGCCTGGTTCTGCCTGGCCGCCTGTTCCAGAATCGCCATCGTCTAGTTCTATTTTAAACTTTAGTTGTGTTGCTGTATTAAATGCAGTATTAGTACTTGCATAAATCCTAAAAAAGTTATCATCATAAATCTGTGCTACAGGTACATCTCCTGGATTACCTCCGGCTCTGCCGCCACCTTGTTTTTCAAAAATCTTTGTAGTTGGAGAACCAGTTGTAATACTTGCATTACTATAACCTGTTCCTGTGCCTGTTACTGAATCGCAACGCCAGGTATTTTGATTTACTCTACCAAACCGTATTTGTCCAGCATCATTTAACACTTGTGCCCAGTCCCAATCTTTTGTATACTGAGTGCCTGTGGTTCCTCCACTTGCGTTTGATGCAAAACGTATTTCTCCTCCAGATGCTAAGAAATATAAAAATGCTTGATGAGATCCAAAATCAACTGTAACTTCGTGCGATATAACTTTAACTGCGTCGGCCGATCCACCAAAACTTGTAGTACGAGAACTAGTTGTACTTGCTCCGCCTGTTGTTTCTAACGGATTTGGACCATCAAAACTACTAGTTGGAAAATCTGTAGATGTATGATTAAATGCTAGAATAGTATTTGCTGTAGTAGTTAGGTCGGTAATATGTTGTTCAACAATTTGATCAACTCCTTGTTCAAAGTCAGTAGGATCAATATCAGTTGCTAATGTGCCGGTTTGATGAACATGTGCCGCTTGTATATCCAACCATAAATCAAAGTATTGTTGCTCAGTTACTGTATCACTTACACCTGGTGTATTTCCGCCAACTACTGTATTACTACTAAAACTTCTACCATATCCGCTTGTACTTGTTAGTGGAGTTGTCAATGACCCATATTCAGTCCAAACAGATTGATTGCCTACTCTTCCAGCTATTGATTCTCTAATATTATTATAGTTAAGAGCAGATATTGATGGCATCTATGGTTCCTTTTTTATAATGTAACATACTATACATTGTATGTCAATCATAAATCGCTTGTTTTTGCATACGACGGGGCTGGTGAACTTACATAAGAGCCCGATGCTCTAATATGCGAAACTGCACTAGTAAGAACTCCTGCAACATATTCATCTGCTCCTCCGGTGCCAACATCTAAATCATTAAATACAATATTAAAAGTAATATCAGTGTTATTTGATTCTAACTTTGCTTCAATATAATATTCGTTATCTGAATATCCGCCCGCAATGCTACCTGTTTTTCTATATATAGTTTGGTATGAAGTTGTTAAATCCTCATTGCCAATAGCATAAGAAGTTCCTGATGGTTTTGTATTAGTAGTTACTGTTCTTCCAAATTTTATTTGGCCTGCATTAAATATAATATCATACCAGTCTTGATTTTTTTGTAGGTTAGTGTCAGCTGGAACATTATCAATATTGATTGACGAATCAAATCTAATTTCGCCACCAGCGTTAAAGAAACATCTGCGAGCTGCAATCGAAGAAAAAGATATCTGTACAGTATGATTAACTGATTGAGGCTGGGATGTTCCTCCCCAAGGCGATGTAGCTCCATCTCTTACACTATTAACTCCGCCTGATTCTATGTCAGCTTGATTGCCATTTAGAATAAATCTATCGTCTTCTAGTTCAACTATTAATATTTCATATGCATTATATAAAGCATCTTCTATTTCATTAGAAGTAGCAACTGTATTAATAGTAACTGGTGCAGTATTATTAATGTGTACATATACTTTTTCAAAGTCGGCAAACAATGTGTTCATGTCAGAAACTAATACTTCGTTTCCTTCGGCAACTGGATTACTCGATACAGTATTGTTGTATCCTTTATCACCAGACCCAACTCCTAATAACGCTGAAATTTTTCCTTGTAGTTCGTTGTATCTTGATTGTGAGATAATGTCGCCGACTGCCATAACTTTTCCTTTTTAGTATTTACACTTTTAAAACGCACTCAACCAACTTTTCTGAAGGATCGTCGCTTGATTCTAATGCAATACCAACTAATGCTTTAGTAGCAGTTTGAGAAGCAACTCCGTCTTCCCATGCATACAATGCCATTCCTTTTTGAACTATGCCTGTGCATCTTACTGGTACACGGCCCTTTAGTGCAATAGCTTGTCCGTCGATTTCTGAATTCATTAAGTAAGCTGGATTTTCACTGATAACACCTATTGCAAAATCGCTAGATTTTGCAGGTCTTGTTTCGGCACTAATATCTTGTGATTCTGTAAACTTAGCACTCGATACTGCCATTACTGTTCCAACTGGATGTGTTTCTTCTGTTGTATATTTTTCTGCAAGGTCAGCATAACGTGCTTTAGTTGCTGTACCATTGAATACTGTTGCAGTTAAGTTTCCACTACTATCTCTTGCTGCAATAGTGTTTACTCCTGCTGTAGTAGATGCGCTGCGGGCAGTACCACCTACATCAAGTGCATTGGCACTTGTTGCCGATCCGTTAAATGTAGTAGCATACATTGTATTAAACTTTTCGGTTGCGCTACCAATGTTATACAGGTTTGTTGTTTCTGGATAAATTCCTTTATCAACTGATGCGTTTCTTATCGAAACAATGCCTACAGCTGATCCTGCTGCTGGTGCAGTTAATGCAAACAATATCTTGTTACTTGCGTTATTTTGATTTACAAGTCTTGGAACTGTGCCATCATTTACGTCTATTTTTAAATCGTTACTGTTACCAACTGTAAATCCAGCATCGCCCAATGCTAATGAATCAGTTGTTTTTAAATAATCACTAGCTAAAAAGCCGCCTAAACGTAATGCATCATTTGCAGATCCCCAAATAATTGGTTCATTGTTAGCACCGGTAACCGGCTGGTCTAGCTCATTTTGTGTGATTCCTGTAGTACTATTAACTAAAGTAATACCTTTTTTGATTAAACTAAATCCGGTTAACGAAGGAACACCAGCTGCTTGTACGCCATTTAATGTAAATTCTTCTCCAGAAATTACATACACACTAACATCATTTATTAGAGCAACAATAATAGTTTTTTCAACTGACGGAACTGAGTTATCTGTAACATTAACACTAAGCATCTGTGTTGTTCCGCTGCCTGCACTTTGAGGACCTACTAAGATAAATTCACCTGCTGCTGTTTTACCGTACAGTTGATTACTTGTACTGCTCCACCATAAGTCGCCTTCATCTAGTCCTGCTGGTTCTGAACTTGAAACTTCTGTGCCGCCTGCTGTTTTCCACGCACTACCAGTATAAAACTTTAGTTTAGTAGTTCCTGCGTCATACCATACCTGGCCATCTATAGCTTTAGCAGGAGCAGTAGTTCCTCTAAAGTTTTCTAGTAAATGAACTAAATTTTCGTTCTGTGCTTCGCCAAAACCACTATAGTTTTTACCAATAAGTTTTAGATCAGTTGTTTGATCTATTGTGCCGTCTTCAACGACTGTTATCTGTGTACCGTTATATCTATTTACAATATAGGCCATTGTTGCTCCTCGTGCTTAGTGCTCTTATGTTATTTATCGTTAAAGTGCCGATGCTGCTATTGTGCTGCCATTGACATCCCATAATCCGCTGTTTATCTTCATAGTTATTATTAGTCTAGTTGCTGTTAGATTAACTGTTGCTGTAGGAGAGTTGATTGTAAAATCGCCTATAACATTAACGTTTTGTGTACCAGCACTGTCAACTGCTGTTAACGATTTTACAACGCCGGTGTTAACATCAATCGGATCTGACGAGCCTGTATAATAGTAAGCATGTATTTTTGCTGTTTTGCCTTGTGTGTCAAAGGGCGCTACTGGTATTGGATATAGTTCTGTTAATAATACAGCAATATTAGTAAGCAATCCATCGTCAGCCAAAGTATCACCATATGTTCCTGTTGCATATGTAGTACCAAGTCCAGTAACATCAACTCCCATAACAATAGTTGCTGATTGTATTTCGTCATCAACATATCTTTTAACTATTACATCTTGATCCGCACCTTCTGTTAATAATACGTTGTCGGCTTTTCGACGTGGACTTACTGGAGTTTCTACATTTGTTATTTTTACTTTGTTTATTAAGTTTATACTACCAGTTGATGCAAACTCTAGATTATTAGTTGTTGTGATACGATCTTCAGTAAATGTCATTGTATCACTTTGCAGGTTGTTTCCTACTACTAATGTATTAAGTTGTCCGATTCCTGTTAGGCTACTGTTTACAACTGTTGACCCTAATGTATCTAAAGACAAAACATTTGTGCTGTTAATAGCATAATAATTTAACTCGTTTTCAATATCGATAATATGACTACTAGTCCAACTGTTGGTTGAATTTAACCAAGTCCACCGTTTATCGTCGCCTTCAACTCTTATAACAATACCGCCGTCGTCTGCTTCACTATCTGTTGCTAATGTACTATCGTCTTTAATTGCAAGTTCAATCTGATGGTCTTCAACTCTTAATGTAGCAACATCTAAACTTGTAGCGTCACCTTCGATCAATAAATCTCCAGTAACACGTAAATCACCAGTAACATCTAATGTGTATGCAGGATTTTCTTTAAAAACACCAATCTTCTTAGTATCTGCATCAAAATGCATAGCAGTGTATTGTCCAGACACGTCTTTAAGATCTATTTTTAAATCAGCATCTTGAATATTGTTTTGCCATAACGTTGTTTGGCCACTTACTTTTATTGTAAGATCTGTATCAAGTCCAACACTTAATCCGTTGTCATTTGCTATTGCTAGTCGACCTGTTGTAACATCGTCAACTACAGCACTTAAGAAACTATTTTGATCAAAAACATTTCCAAGCTCGTCAACAATCTTTCCAGCACTTGATGCTTTTCCAAGCCATTCAAAATCAACAAATGCTGTGTTTATGTTAACACCTTGTTTTAAATCTGTAAATCCTGTGATAGCCGGAAATGGTGTAAATGTTGTAGTCTCTTTTGAAAGTACAGCATATAGACTACCGTTTAAATATTTTTTAATAACTACTCTATTTTGTCCTGTAGTATCTTTGATAGTTTCTATTTCATCGCCTGACCTAAGCTGATTTTTAGTATATGATGGTCCTACTAATACTGCTTCAACTCCGTTCCAAAACAACAACTGATCTTTAGATCCGTCTATCCATATATCTCCTGGTATTAGTTCTGACGGTTGAGAACTAGCATATATTGTACTATCTGTACTTCTAAATGTTATACCATCGTATATTTTTAATCTACCTGTAGAAGTATCATACCAAAGTTGGCCTTTGAGCGGTTTAACTGGTGCTGTACTATTACTAAAGTTTTCCAACATTTTAATAAAGTTTTCATTTATACTTTCACCAAACCCTTGATAGTTTTTTCCTATTAGTGCAATATCAGCACTGGATATATCTAACCTACCATCAACTAGTTCTACTAGTAGCGATCCGTCTGTTTTGTTTAGTTTATAGGCCATTTATGATACTCCGTGATAGATAATAAAGTTAAGTGCAACATACGGATTTGTTATATCTACTGCATCGTTTGCTATATCTACTACACCTCCTGATGTTTGTAGACGAGATCCAGTTCCAGACGAATCACCGTCATTGGGTACAACTTCAGATGCGGTTGCTGTAGCTGTTGTAGTAGCATAAAACTGCTCTCCTGTACTGCTTCGTAAATCGTGTTCGTGTTCCGGCAAGTTGGCTGCTGCTAAGGTAACATCCTCGCTACCTCCTATGCCGCCCATAACACCTACTGTTCCGTCTGTAATTCTATTATTAGATGCTAATACTCTACCAAGTCCTGCAGGCGATCTTCCTCGCATATCCGGAATCTTAAATAATGTATTTGGATCGCTTGGAGTTCCGTGATACCATGTTGTTGGATCTGCTGCAAGATATCCTAATACTGTTGCTAAGTTACCATATGTTGTTAATGATTTTTCAGCGCCATCTAAAATAAACCACCCATCGGGTGCAACTAGGCCTCCAAACATTATCACTGTGCCTACTGGCATAGTATCAATAGATCCAATCAGTTGATCAGGTGTTGCTTTAACTAATGTTCCGCCTTGATTCAACAACACTTCGTCGGTTGTTCTGTTTACACTAGATGCTGCTGCCCTGTCAGAAATAGCAGTTGATTGTATAGTTGATGTAAACGTTTTTGAAGAGCCGCCTGTTTGTCCGTCAAATGTAAAACTTGTTGCACTAACATCGCCTGCTAATGAAAATGTAGTTACACTATTAAGTTTGGCTGTACTACCTGCTGTTCCACTAACATTACCTGTTACGTTACCTGTTAGACTGCCTGTTATACGATTAGCATGAAGTGTATCATATGGCAGTACTGACGATCCAATAGAATAAACATTTGCTGTGTCAGGCATTATACTTGTTGTAGTTAAACTGCCGTCAACATCAAAGTTTCCTGTTACGGTTAAATTTCCAGTTACACTAGTATTGCCTGTCAGTCCTGTTGTTCCGGTTACAGTTAAGTTACCAGCAAGTTTTTGATTTCCAACTACATCTAAACTTTCAGTTGGAGATAAGTTGTTAATACCTACATTAGTGTTTCCTTTAACTCTAATCGGTATTGAAAATATTCCGTTGTTGTTGACTCTTAAATCTATTGGTGCGCCTGGTACAGCATTTTCAATAATGCTATTGTTGCCTTCAACTAATACACTTAGTGTTTTCGAAACGCCAACTTCTAATCCGTCATTTGTTTTGATTTGTAGTTTTTCAGCTAACTGATTAACAATATTATTACGCATAAATGCAGAACTTGGAATAACTCCGCCACTTACTAACAAGTTTTCTGCTGTTGTTGCAGTACCATTAAATTTTGCTGTAGTCAATGCTTGACTAAAGTTTGTTCCAACTTTTATTGGTGTTGTGCTATTAAATCCAGCAAATGCTGTTTTAGGTGAAAACTCAACTCTACTTGTAATAGTAACTGGTATATTTTCAATGTATACTACAACTACCGTTCGGGTAACATCACCGGTATCTATTAACTCAACTGATTTTGCTCCAGTAGTATTTCCGTTACTAAAATCTGGTCCTATTAATAACCAGCCGCTGCCTGTATACAAATATAACTGACTAGTTGATGTATTAACCCAAAGATCTCCTTTAACACTGTTTGTGCTATCAGGTTCTGATGCGTTCTTTTTTAGGCCGCCGGCTGCAACCCAGTTTGTACCATCATATATTTTTAACTGATCTATGCTGTCTGTAGTATCATACCAAAGTTGTCCTTCAACAGGATTTAATGGCGGGTTAGCGTTTGAAAAGTTTTCTAATAGTTTTAAAAAGTTTTCATTAACAGCAACTCCGTAATCTGATAATAATCTGCCTGGAAGTTTTAAACTAGTTTCGGTATTGATTGCATTATCTTCAACAGTTATAATACCCTTATTGGATTGATCAGTGAATGGAATCTCATATGCCATTAAGTATTACCTCCCGAAAGACTTTGTACTCTTACAGTATAATCAATTTGTATTAACCTATTGAGTGATTTTTGTACTGGATGGAAAATAACATGTGTAAGAAGTCTTCCTGTTCCGCTAGATGAATATCCGACTAGCCCTAGCTCGTCAAATACAAACTGTTGTTCTGTATTAGCAGCAGTATCAAATGCATCTTGTCCTTCTGGTTCTCCATAATCTAACAAACAACTTACAACAATATCTGTATAGTTTGTACCAGTAACGTGACGTGTTTCAATCTTATTTCTTTGAGGGTCAACATTGTTTACACTGCGATCGTCTACCACTTTTGCATATGTTTGATTGTACAAACTTGCATTTGTACCTGTGCTGTTTGGTGTTAAGTATGTAATAATACCAGTTGGATCAACAGTTGTTCCGCCGTTGCCAAACCCCATTTGATATATGTAGCCTGATCCAGCATTGCCAAGACTTTCAGCAAGACTAATACTCATATTTTCATAATGAATAGCATTGCGCTTGTTAACAAATACATGCCCACTTTCTGGATTGTGTATTTTTATGTGTCCTTCGAGGTGTACACCGCTTTGTTCGTTAATCATGTTTCCATTCCGTTTCTATACTGTATTTATCGTGGTAGCGATATTGTTTTGTCTGTTATAAATCTAGCTATTTGATTTTCACTATCTGCTAGAGTTTTTCCTGTATCATTCCATATTCTTCCTGTTCGACGAACAACTTCAATAAATGTTCCGTCTGCAGGAGGGTCAATATAATCTGCAAGTGTTAGCACGGTTACTGTGCCGCTTTCTGTTGATATATTTTCAATAGTATATTCAGGATCTATTGTTACATCTGCCTCAGGTGAATCTTGATCTACTGTTTTGTCAAATGTTATAATGTTATCTTTACGCAATCTAGCTCCAGCTAAAAATACATCAATCTCGTTAATACTAGTTGGAACAAAATCAAGTATAAACTCCTTGGTACTAGCATCGCCAACAAACATAGTTTTAGATGTTTCGTCTTTGTAAGGAATATTTTCTTCTATACCCTGGCCTTGTACTTTTGTTGCTGTTGAATATTGTTCTTTAATGCCTGTGCCTAAAGTACCTCTTCTTATCTGTCTAAGAAGGTTGCCATCAACACTAAAATATTCAATACGCTCTTTGTCTATCCAAACAACACCCGGTACACCCAATGCCTTGTTAGGTTCTTGAATACCTGTACTGTCAACTAGTTGAATATTAGAATCATAATAGTTTAATGGTTGTTGCAACTCGTATTCGTTGTCTTTATTTAAACGCTTGAAGTGGAATCTATTTAACATATCTTTGAAAATACGATATCCAAACTTAGGATTACTTGTTAATCCTGTAAACTGCAATACTTCAACTTTGTCATTTGATGTAACTTTACTGTAAAGCTGAACGCCTGTTCCACTAGCATCAAGTGAATAATCGTTTTGTGGCGAAAGCAATATTCCATTTTTAAATACCCAAACAAAGTTTGCACTTAATGCAGGTTTTTCAAGTTTGATAAATCCTCTGCTTAATAAGTTTTTATCAATATAAAACTGTGTTCCAGCAGGTGCTTGATTTGTATTCCAAACAATATCATATGTATTTCTTTCAAATCCGTTTATATCGTGATTACTGAATACATAGATGTCTATAGTTTCCCAATCAGCTGGTGCTTCAGTTAATGATAAAATATCTGTTTCTATAAGAGTAATATCTCCAATAACTGCTTTTGTACTATCATTTTCCCAACTTGCTACAATCTCCGGTGTGTCGTCAATACTTTTTAGTTGGAATAATTCTCTAATATATCCTTGTAGTTCTATTAATAGTGTTGAACCTGATCTACTAAACTTTTCAACACAAGCAATAACTGTAGTACTATCATCAGCCAATTCAAAACTTATATCTTGCCCAACTACTGGATCATTAACTGCTGTGCCATTTTGTATTTCTACTGTTGTGTTTATAAAGTAATATTCTGCATCTCTAATAATAAAGATTTCTAATGTATCTCCAATAAGTCCAACATTGTTGTTAAGAAGTTCTACTCTACCGTTTGCAGTATCATAATAGTAATCAAGAACATTAACAATAGAACCATTAATATAAAGTATAACATCTGTATTTCTAACGGCTGTTGTATCTTCAAACTGCCATCTATCAATATCATATGATCTATTACTATCTATTGTATATTTTTTTCTATAGCCTGCATTTAAGAATCTACCATCTCCACGCTTGACTAAAATATTATGTGCAAGAGGCTTATTAATAATAGGCAATGCAACATCATTTGTAAATCTATGAACTTTATTTTGGCCATCTGTTGCAAAGGTATTGTCGATTACCATCTGACTGTATTGGTTTACATTACCATCATATATTGTATATCCAATAATTTTGCCGGCAGTTATTTTAATCGGAAACTCCAGCTGTGCTGTATTGTTATCTGATTCTGTAAGCCCGTAGTCAGTTGTATCATTTTGTAATACACCATTGATTGTTACAAAAGAACTTAATCCAGTTTTCCATGTGATTGGCAAATCGTATATAAAAGTGTCACCAGTAGAAACAATATTATCACTATCAAGTAAATCAACTCCGTTAGTTCCGATTGATAGTATAGAAAGATTTTTTCCTGCATCTAGTGCTGTACTATCATTTAAACTTATAACTTTGTTTTCATAATCAACATTTAGATCGTTGTTATCAATAATATCGCTGTCAACTTTTACAATCAGTGTAGTATTTGATTGTGGAAAACTATCAAACTCCCATTCGATAGTTGTGCCATCTGTGATATAGTTTCTAACACTAATAACACCTTGTCCGTCTGAACTTCTATTGTACACTTGAATATCAACTGTATCTAGTACTTGTCCCGGAACTTGTTCTTCTGGTCCTTTACTGTTTGTTTCTGTAACAAATCCGTCGCCATCAACAACTATATCTCCAGAATCTATTCCAGTTGCAGTTGTATATTCAAAGTTTCCACCTTGCAAACTTACATCAAATGCTGTTGACTCTGGAGTAAAACTACCATCACTAGTAGATTTTCTAATGATCACAATATCGCCGTCTTTGGTTTCTATAACATCACTATCTAAGAATATAGTATTTGTAATATTGTCGCCTTGTGGTGATACCATTTTTGCATTTGGATTAGCTGTTACACTAACTCCGTCATATGCAGGATCATCTATTCTTACATTGTTAAGATACACGTTGTATGTTACACCTGAGTCTAAAACACTACTCAGTGTTATTATTTGAGTACTACCATCTAGTGTAATAATCTCGTCTTCGTAGTTAGTGTCAAATGTATCAAAATCAATACCAAACCCGTTTGCATCAAATCCGGTATTTTCTCCAAAGCCGATACTATCCATTTGTACGCCGCCGTAATCAACACCGTCCATTAGCTGACTTAGTTCTTTTCCTGGCATATTTGTAGTAGGCTTATAGAAGAAGTTTATTCTATCTTCGGCTGTTAATAAACTAGATGATTTTTTATAGTTTATAACAATCTGAGCATTATTTGCAGGTGCATTTGCAAATGTTATTTTACCACGAAATCTATCAAAGGTTTTGGTTGTATCAATAACATTTGATGATACAAAATCACTAAGTAACTGCGGTTCGCCAGCTACAGTTATTGATATATCAGCACTGTTTGTACTCAATGGCCATTTTAAACTAAAATCAGTTAAACCACCGTTGCCAACAAAAGTTTCTGTTTCATCTAATGTAGTAAAGTAATATGCACCAACAACTCTATCAAACTTCATTAACATATGAGTTGATCTGATTACACTGTTTCCTATTTGTGCATAAACAACTGCATCAACACCATCCTCTGTTAAACTTCCGTTTATTGTTACAGTTGGTGTTGTAAAGTATTTTGCGCCTGTAGTATTAACTTCTATATATTGTATAGAACCGCCGCCGATATAAGCAAGCCCTTCTAGTGTTGGGCCGCCGCCTCCGCTTACTGTTACATTTGCAGTGTCAGTATATCCGCTGCCGCCGGTGTAAACCACAAACTCTGTTATTTCAAATCCAACATTATCTAACCAATGCTTTTGTGGATATGTAGTTGTAGTATCATTTATACCAGTAATGCCATTGTTGAAAAACTTAATAGTTTCGCTAATAATCTGTCCACGCTCTGCATCATAACGAGGTGGTAAATCAAAATCAGTAACACTAGTTTGTGTTGGTTCTGTTCTACCATAAGAACTAATATATTCTCTAATCTTAGTACTATACGGTTTTACTTCTTCTATGTAATCTTGATAGTTTGGAAGATTGTCGTTTTGATATGTTACTTTTTGTGTAAGCTCTCCGACATTGTGTTTTGCAACTACAAAACTTGATTTAAATATCCAATCTAAATCAACTTGTTCGCTCATTGCATATCTAATGCTACTAAAGAATAGTTTGTTCCATTCTACTTCTAGCTGATCAACAAATAAGTTATCTCTTAGTGCATATAGTATTATTTTTATTTCGTCTGTTGGTTCGCTATCATATAACGATATATCATAGATTATATTATCAAATCCAACTGCATCGTTTTGATATAGTGTATTGCTAAACTCTATTGTACCATTTTGTCTACCTACTACTTTATAGTTAATAGTATAGTCTACTTCAACTTGATTGTCAATCTTTTCTAATAATATCCAGCCGCCGCTGCCAATATTTTCAATCTTAACAGTATTTCCTAGTTTATCGTCTAATGCTTCAAGTGCATAACTTCCGTCAATCACAAAATCAATAGATGTAACTTCGTTATATCCAGTTGAATACCAATCAACATATCTCCAATACTTGTTAACATCATAGCTTTGAATATAGTTTCTAAACCATTCCTGTGTAGAAGACATCCAGTTGTACACTGCCCATAGGCCGCCTACTTCGGAGTCAGTTGTTACAAGGACACTAAATGGACGCACAATAAGCGTAGTATCATTTAAATAGTTTTTGCCACCATCAACTACTTCAACTTCAATAACTTGACCAAGATTGTTGATGTAAGTTTTTAACTCTGCGCCGGAACCTTGTCCTTCTACAGTTACAGTAGGACCATGACGTTTGCCTGTTGTATAGTTACTATCAACATATCCTCTACCAGATTGCGTAATAGTTGCACCTGTAATAGTTCCATCAACAATAATAGGCGTAAGAGTTGCTTGTTTGATTTTTGCAGTACCTACAAATCTCAACAAACTTTCACTGTCAATTTGAGTATCCCACTCATTGCTAAACTTACTTGGAGGAGTTTCTGTTTGGAATAATGGAGAAATATCAAAATCATCAACTATTGTATATTGAGACAATACTCCGTTTACTCTTTCAACAACTTGTTTTAATGCTTCTTGTCTATTAACAAAAATAGTTTGATTTGGATTATTTAAAATACCGTATCTTTGAGCAACACTAATATTTAAATCAGGCAGAACTCTTCCGTTTCTGTCGTAGCCTGCTAAACTATCAACCCACTTGTCGACAATGTCATTGTTTGGCTTGCTAGATGCTAATCCTTCAACAACTAATGCATACTCGCTGTGAATATTTCTATTTTCTGCATTGTCTTGAACATAGTAATCAACATGCAAAATAGTATCTTTGTCTTTTACTAGATTTTTTATATTATGTAATGCAAACTTTTTGCCATCGAGTAATGTAACATGTCTATAACCTTGTCCTGCTGGATCTGCTATTAAGTTTGCAACATCAAACGAACTAATCTTCCTGCCATATGTAGTAGGCAGTGTATTTTTATTCTTAACCCAGAAATAATATTTTGGTGCAAATACATTTGCTACACTATCATATACTCTTGCTCTTACATAAGAATCATCACTGTATAATGATGTTCCACTTATGCTGCTGGCCAAGCCTTCGGTAGTATCAGCTATTTGATCCCATTCGCTTGGTAACAAGTCACTCTCAACCCATTCGTATACATCTACACTAAATCCAGGAATAATCTGATTCCATGTATTTGATTTATATTGTATACTTCCTTGATATGGATTATACCACTTTATAGCATCGAGATTCCACCATAGTTTTCCAACCTGTTGTTTCCCCCAAAGATCTGATACACCGGTATCTCTAGTACCAACATTGTAAACTGCTGGATCATAATAAGTTTTATAACTAAGTTCTTGTTCTGCCGGTCCGGCAATACGGCCTGCTATTGGATCTATGTAATCAAGATATGTGATTAAATCATTTGTGTTTGTATCATATAGCCACACACCTTTGATTTTATCAATATCAACATAACTATCGCCTTGACTATTAATATTCCAAGCAGTAGCATTTAAATCAGTTCTATGATCTTGAATCAGTCCTGTTTTATCATCAACAGTAGTTCCAATCGAAATAACATACAAATGATTTCTATTTAATACACTTAATATATTAGAAGAATCAGATATGTCTACTTGTGAATAAAGTTTTTCAGCATATACTAACTTGTTGTTTAATGTTTCGTATACATAAACTTGTCCATTATCTTTGATTTTATCAAATATATTTGTTGCTTTATTATCAAACTCTGTAAGTTCTTGATCAAATGTTACATATGCTGCGGTATCGCCGTTGCGACTTGTTACAGCAAGTTTATTAGAGTTAAAACTTACATTTGTGCCAAATCTTTCAGTCTTTTCTCCGTTGGGTGCAAGCAATATTTGATCTTGAACATATGCTTCGTTTGTAAGTTTGTATACATATACTGCACCATTGTAAATACCATTGATATTTGATAGCTGTGCGCCTATTGCTATTTTAGAACCATCGTCATTTAAACTTAATGTAGTTCCAAACGCTTCGTTTTCGGTTGCAGGGTTGATGTTTTCGTCAAACACAAATCTGCCGTTTGTTTTTCTATAGATTGCAATACGATATTCGCCGCCGTTTTGTATACCACCAAGTGCCAATACTTCGCCATTTTTACTAATATCATAAGTTGTGCCGATGCCCAATGCATTTAAAAAATCACTACTATCGTTAAGAGCTGGCGCTGTTTCTTCTGAAGAATCAGGAACATAACCTAAATAATCAACATATGTATCAAGTACGTCCCATTGACTGTTATCAAAAGGATTACCTGCAAGTACTGTTGTATTAGCTTGACGAAGTTCGCCTTCATAGTAGACAATATTATTAGGAATATATTTTGCAATACTTTCCCATTCACCTTTGTAGTTTGTGTCTCTTGAATATGCATAAGATGTTACAGCATCTTGCCCTTTGTTGTTAACAAAGTAAACACGGCCGTTGTCTCTAAGACTTCTAATAACAGTATTATGTTGGAAATCACTTGGAGAAGCTGATTTAATTGCAATACCAAACTGTTCGTTTTCTGTTGGATCTGGACTTAGAATAATGTCTACTAAATCAAAAGACTGATCTATTAGTCTTTTATAAATGTAAACCACGCCTTGGTTTGCATATCCAAGACTTGTTCCAGATGTGTCTGTAACTATTAGTTCTGATATTTCCCAATCTTGACTTAGTAGATTAATAGTAGAACTTTCTGCTGTAACATTAACTAGTGCTCTCCATATTGCTCCACGTTGACTTACATAATCGCCTGCTAGATAACTTTCTCCTTCAGTAAATATACCTCTATAACGTGTTTTAACATTAGCAGCAGTTGGTGCGCCAACATACAAATACTGACCATTGTCTGTTATTTCAACACTTGTACCAAACGCACCACCATCATGATGATTAGACAATGGTTCTAATGTCTGTTTTAATTTAAATTCACTGGCTTCGCTGCCACGAGTATATACATAAACTTTGCCATCATCTTTATCAGGTGTTCCAACTGCCAATGTAGTATTATTGTTGCTAACAGATACAGCTGATCCAAACTCCCTATTGTCTATTTCAGGTGCTGTAATACTTTGTTTAAAACTACGTATAATACTGCTGTCGTATACTCCAAATGTTCCGTTTCCAGTATTGTCAACCCACACTCTATCATCATCGTCTAAATCATAAAGTTTAGTAATATTGTTTATATCTGCAGGAGTTGATACTCTACGTGATGATAGTTCTGATACTATTCCAAGAGTGCTATCTGCTAGGTCAATAAAATCTTCAGTTATTGGATTATCTAGTTGTATCTCAATATCTGTATATCCAATATTTTGTACAATCCAAAAGCCATTAACTTCATTATTAATATTATTGAATCCAACAATATCGCCTTCTACAAACGTAATAGGCTTACTAAAGTTTGCTTTAAATCCTAATGTTGTCTTTTCAATAGATTCAATAGATATAGGCGATACAATATGCTTGTAAACATTCCACGATTGTGCATCTTTTGGTACCCATATATAACTACCAATATCAACACTATCAATATCTAAAACCAACATATCGTTTTTTGTAGTTGTTAAAAAGTTCACTTGATCTAGTTTAACATAACCAGCAGTTTTAGTATATTCTGTACTATTTGTTGTTAACGGCAACGATGTATGTGCATAATCATCTGGTGAAAGATAAACGTCTTTTCTTGGATATTGATAAACCAAGTCTGTACGTATTGAATCTACAGTTTCAACAAACTCTATAAGTTGTGGTTCAATTCTAAACTGGCTTTCGTCTAGTTTAAATTCAACTTCGTCATAACTTGTAGTTGCGCCGTATCTACCAACACGTATTGCCCATTCTTCGTATAGCTCTACACTATCAGTGTTTGCTGATCCAAGTTTATCAAACAGTTTTGTAATAGCGTTTGATGTACCTTTGTCTTGTATAAATCCTTGATAAAACTTATACTGACTAACATCGTCTTGTATAATATTAGCAAGATATTCACGTTTTTGATACCCAATAAGATGCTGTGCTAATCTTTGTTGTTCGCTATCAAAGTTGTCAGTATCTAAGTCGTAAAAATCTGCAAACTGATTTGCCCTGTAATCCCAGTTTGGTTTTAGTTCACTTGTAGGTTTACTATCTAGTCTACTCCAGTTTCCGTTGACAAACTCCTGTGTGCCGCTGTGTGTAAACCTAGCTGCATAGTAAAATTCTTTGTATTTTACTAGTTCGGCAGTTTTATAATCTTTGTAACTAGTCCATTCAGTAACCTTAGCATCATCGTATATAAATCCAGGAATATTTAAACTACCATTCCATTCATCAGTTCTATAACCTACAACTTTTAAACGCTCTTGTCTATATCCAGTTTCAGGAACATATATTGTATCATTAAATACTGTTGTATTATCGATCAATACAAGATGTTCTTTTTGTATCAGCGGTAGTTTAATAAGATAGATGCCTTCTTCATTTGATGTTAAACTAAATTTGTTGCTATTATCTCTATATATACTAGAACGATTTTTACTAACTACATTTCCATTTTCATTTAACACTGCAAATCCATAAAGATTATTATGTACATTGTCAACTACATAAAACTCTTTTTCAAATTCAATCTGATTAGCTAAAGGTGATAAAGTTATCGTACTAGTATTTGCCCAGTTTTGTGTTATCCAAAATAGAAACTCTTTAGATGCTAGTTGCCAGTTTTCAACTGTTTCGGTTGTTTTGTTAAAATATTCAAACTTAAATCCAATGTCTTTTAAATATTTTTGATATCCTAATAAAAAGTTAACTACTTGCTGTTCATCGTTTAATATTGTTCCGTAGTCAAGTGTTGATATTTCATTTGTAAAAGACTTTCTAAAATAGGCGCCGCGGCCACCGTTTTCAGGTAAGCTCGGTAGCGGTGTATATAAACTTAAATCAAAGTCAGTTGTTGTAGTATGATTTGCATTTACTCTATAATATCTATCGTTATATTCTACAAGTTTACCGGCAACTAAAAACTTATTTTCAGTCCACGTTATATATGCTTCACTTATACCGCCGACATTTACAAAAGGATCATTTGCACTTTCTCTTGGTATATTATATTTAAAATACGGAGTATCTTTATCATATCCATTTATACGATATCCACTTTGTGTTCTTTCAATAATCACACCACTATAAGTTGCTACTATTTGGGGACTAGAAGTTCTCAAAACAATGTTATAGTTTTCATCCGGAACAAATATGTTTCCTTTATTCAACGGAGTTTTACTATCTAATACTAGTTTTAGTTTGTTCTTTTCGGCAAACCCAGCAAGTTTAAATCCTATTTTATTATCTAAAAGTTTTAGATTATTAGTGTATGTGGTATACGGATACAAAGAATCTGCATTAATATATTCACTAATATAGTTTAAAAATCCTGCACTTACAGCATTTTCTATTTTAGGAAATATTAAATCCGTTGTGTTTATTCTTTTGTTTGTAGCAGTATAGATTAAGTTTCCAGCAATGTCACGCTGTGTTCTACTTCTGTCAAATCCAACACCCATTGTATGTGCAGGTCTAACGATCAATGCAGCAATCATCAAGCTGAACGGATAACCACTGCTTCTTCTCCACGCTGTTTCAGTTGGTGCTTCGTCGCCAAACTCAAATAGATTTTGACTTTGTGGTGCATAACTGAAGTTGCTTACGTATCCGCTTTCTAAAGGTGATATTAGTTGGCCATTTTCATTGACTGGAATATGCTTTAGTAAGTTATGTCTAATATATTTTTTATTTCTTAGTATTGTTTTACCAGGTTCTCTAATCACGCCGTTTTGCAGGTCGGTCCAAAGTATTAAGTTATTGCTTGTGTAAGGGGCTGGGCCATAAACGTTTTCCCACCATGCTGGTTGTATTCCGTATCCTAACATTTCCCAAGGATGTGTATGCGGGCGATCAGTATCAAATGCCTGTCTATAAATGCCGCGCCAAAATCCTGGTACTGCTTCATTGCGGTCATTTGTACTTCCTGTATAGTTATAAGTAAAACTATCTCCTTGTACTATAAAGTTATTTTTAGTATAATCAGAAATCTTTGCAACATCAGTCCAGTCAATAAAATCTTTGATAATAATATTATTAATTTCTTGTGATGATATTTTTGTATTTCTATCTGCGCCACCTACAATATCATTTATGTCAAATATATCTGGATTATAATCAACTTTTAGATTATTAAAAATACGCTTTTCCATTTCTAAAATCAAATCGTCTCTATAATCGTTATAAGCAAGTGTAATGCTGCCGTCATGGCCTCTAATAACAGTTTGCGGAGTTTGATAGCTAGAGTCAACAAATAGTTCAGGAACATATGCCGGGAACATTCCTATTTTTGTAGGCGTTGGTGGAATAAAACTACCTTCAGTATTATCATATTCGTGTATAGTTAATATATCGCCATCAGTTAGTGTTGCTGAAATATCTACAAATCCAGTTCCTGTAAATGTATAATCTTTGTTAAACACAAGTTGTTGATCATTTAGATATATGTACAAGGCTTTATTACTAATGGCAGATTTATCAAATACTGTTGATAGTGAATAAACTGTTAATCTACTATCGAGTATTTCGTATTCAATCTTTTTACTGCCGCCTGTAGCTGCCATATCTGTACTATAAAAAGGAGTACTAGTAGTCTTTGTATTATTGATTTCATTAAAGATAAAATCAACATATTCTTTTACTGTTCCGTTAAATGAAGTTTCGGTTGCTGTCTGTACAAACTGTCTTTTAAACTTAGTATATTCATTTAGTGCATATCTAATAGCTGCAACAACATTTGAACTTTTATTAACTAGATGATAAAGTGACAAGTTTAACGGGCCACTGTGCTGAACAAACTTTCGGCCATATTCGGCAACTGGTCCTAAATCTCGTAGATTGTTTATGCCAGGTTGAATACCTGCAAATGTTGCAACTTCTGAAACTAGTCCTTCAACATGATCATTTACTTCGCCTAATGTAAAATCTGTAATATTTTTATTAGACGGATTTCTTTCAAAGTTGTGTGGAATCTCATAATATCCATTATTGTTTTTGTCTGCTGAGCTTTTAGTTTTAATAACAACAATATCAGTAAATCCAATATCGTCAGGAAGTATAACCTTAGTTGTTTTATTTTCGTTGACTGTTTGATAATCAGATTTATAACTATTATTGACATATACTTTTATTTCTAAGTCTGTTAGGTCTGCACTATTGTTATAGACATTAATCGGAAATCTATTTGTGTATTCTTCGCCAGTGTATTTTTGTATAACATATTGACTACTTTTTATGTTTGCTTTTTTCCAAGCATTAGTGTATGATATAACTTGATTATTATATTCTTGTAAGAAGAAAACATCACTACTTATAGTTTTAAAAATACTATTGACTTTATACTTGTAATCTTCTGCAAGTAAAGAAAAATCAAAAACAATATCGCCGATATTTACAAAGTTTTTGTATGTAAGCGGAAATCCAAGTTCTGTATCGTTAGCACCTTCTCCTACTCTATAAGTAAAAAGTCTATTACCAGCAAAATCTGTACTATCATAAACTGTATTATCTCCGAGGCTATTTCCACTACTGTCAAACAAATCAAACTTTGGTGCTTGATTTAATCCTGTTTTATCTTGAGCCGGTTGCCATCCTGTTGCATTATACCAATACATTTTTCCAGCATTTTTAACTCCGTCTTTGACTAGTACAGTTTGATCTAGAATAGGATCAGTATCGTCTGTTTCAACTAAACTTATTTGAGTAGTATTAGTATGAGTAATAAACTTAACTTTAAATATTTTATCTTTTACTAAACTGTCAGTATCTGCTGTAAACAGTATACGCATTCCTTCAACTAAATCTATTCCATCAATGTTATATCCTACAGAACCTTCTATTGTACTGAATACATCTTTTGTAAATGTATCAACTAAATCAACATTAAGTTTAGCTTCATTACCGTGATTCCACAAACGTAAATTTGGTTCAAACTCGATGATAGGACGTTTAGCTCTTGCTGTTTGATCTAACTCAATTGCCTGATTGTTAATATTTGCACTTTTTTCAATAACCGATTTGTGGAACCAACGATTGTATCTGGCCCATGCATTTCTACTAGTGTCTCTTCTGTTTATACAAATATAATCTTTAGTTCCTGCGTAACTTCTAGCATTACTCCAAGGAACACGGTCAAATCCGTTTACATCAAAAGGTACTTGTGTATCCTGTGTAAATATAGCCGGAACTTCAAGGTCGCTAACTGGAACTAGTTTAATAGATTTGCCTACACCTTCGACATAGTATAGACCTTGTGCATATGTTGCTGGCGTTACATTGCCTTGAAAATATACTTTCATACCATTTGACATATTCCAACCATCAATAGTTGTGTATGTTTTCTTGCCTACTATTTCGTCGCCTACATTTATGTCGCTGTTTTCTTCTATGTCAAAAACATTAAATGCACCACTGTTGTCAATGTCGTTTTGACTAACATAATACAGATTTTCAGGAGCGTCACCCGGTACTGTAAATTCAATGACGCCATTTTCAATAAATCCATCTTCTAAGTAATCTTGTGGATTTACTAATGTGTCGTCTACGTTTTCATGTGTTAGTACAATACCTTCTCGATACAACGTGCTAACTAATGTACTATCAGGTGAATACTCAACTTTTTTCTGTCTGCTTGTTGCAAAACTAATAGGGTGTCCAGGAACATTAACTTCAAATCTGTATGTTTGTCCTCTAAACAATCTTATGCTTTTATTACGTGTTACTCCATCAGGAGAAAATACATAAGCTGTATTATCATCATCAACTACAGTTTCAATAGTAAAAGTGCTGACTACTTCTCTGCCTTGTCCTCTTATAGGAACTTCTTGTGGACCATTTGGTAACCAATAGTATTCTCTAAAGTTAGTAAACTTATCAAAATCAATATGTGGGTTCCAAGCATAAAACTCTTGGGCAAAAAGTTTATCTTGGTTTTTAATAGAACCACCAAAGGCACTTATTTGTCCTAATATATCAACATAGTCGGCATCAAACTCTACATTTCCAAGATTGTCCTGCACAATAGCAAAAGGTTCTAACTGATAGTTTTCTCTATTAGAATTGATGTCACTAATATAACTATCTTTAGTAGTAACTGCTTTGGCAACTCTACTTCCAACAAACCCATTAATCTTTTCAACAACACCTGGATTAGTTAACTGATCAACTGTACTACCTAAAAACTTTTTATTTGGATTAGTTCTAAAATATCTCGGAAGTAATGAAGCAGAAGTTCTTTTTGAGTCCGAACTTCCTGGTACAGGGTATTCGTTTTGATCGTCATTGTATGCCATTAGTAATCATTTCCTTCAGTAATGGTAGTTGTCGAAGTTGTTGCACTTTGAACACCTGTATTTAAAACTTCGTTACTTGTAATAACATTTGCAGTTGCTTTAAGTCTTGATGCAGTAATACTATCAATAACTTCAATATCACTAACACTTGCACTACTAATCAATATTTCGTCATTTTCGCTTTTTAGTTCATACATACTACCAAACGACTGTGTTTCGCTTTTTGGTACTAGAACAATACTACTTATATCGGGCGCAACTTGCTTCATAATATATGCTGCTAGTTCACTAAAATAAAACGTTTCTCCAAAGTCCCAGTTTTCTAAAGCAAAAAATTCATTAATACTATCTACAACTCTTGATTTTATATCATTATCGTTTACAACACGATTTGTATTTTTTACTATTTTAAATGTTGCTTGCACATCGGTATCGCTTTCTGAACCAAATAAAGATTTATATTTTACAGGATGATATATTACTTCATCACTGATTGATTTAATCTTTTTAATATCTTTACCAAAATCTAAAAACAACGAGTCGCTGCTAGGTGGTAAAGGTTTTGTTGTAATATCGCCCCTAAGATATCTTCTATATTCAACATCATATGATTTTGTTAAAATATATAAGTCAACAATATTACTACTACTTGGATCAATACGTCGATTTTCAGCAGCAGCATGTTTGTAATCAAATCTAATATTGTCTCTACCTTTATATGCTTTGTAATCAATGCATAGTTCTAATCCTGTTTGTAATGAATTAAACTTTTTAAATACATTAGTGCTACTAATATAAAATATTGTTTTTGCATCATAAGAACTATATGCGCCAATTGCTGCTTCAGTTTGTTTTACTACAATATATTCAGCTGCGGCGTTAACGTATTCGTAAGTTTCTACATCATTTTTTTCAAACTTTTTAGAAAATATATATTTTGTATCTGGCAAGTAATTAGGTGCAACAATATTTGTAAATAAATCTGGATCGTCAATCACGCCATCTGCATCACTGTCGGTAAATCCTACTTCTAGTTTTTTACTATCTATATACCCATCAACACTACGATACTCTTTAACAACTTGCCATTTCCAGTCTTGATTAAACGGCGTTAGTATATCAGGTTTATTATTATTACTTAAAACGCTAATACTATCAGTAATAATTTTACCAACTTTACTATCATATATACGATCATTGCCGTCAAAGTAAAAACGTATTTGTTTATCACTTTCAAATACATATCTTACAGCACGACTAGTTACTGTGTATTTTTCTCCGTCTGTTTCAAACAAGAAAAGCCAACTAGCATCTTGATTTGTGCCTGTAGCATCTCCAGTTTTTCCTGTATCAAACTCACTAGTTGTATCAAGATTACTGTTTGTAATAACCTTCCAGTTAGTTGTTTCAACATCATATCGTAGTCCAAATGTTTTGAATGCAAATACTTGATCAACCATTTGTGATAATGTATCATTTACAATGATATTATTTAATACCGGAATGATTTCTGAAAGTTTGCTAGTCGAAGGCACTTCGTCGTTGAGTATAATAGGACCTAATGTACTATTGATATCACCTATTGTTCCGTTTTCATATACACTTATAATTTTAGTCCATATATATTCTTTGTCACCTAGTGTAGATACTTCGCCCAACACTAGATTGTTATCTTTATCATAATGATATCCAGTTGGAGGCGTAAACTTAACTAAACTTCCAGCAGCAGCAAACTTCATTGTTGTAGCTGTAAAACTCGATACTGCAACTGGTACAGAAAACTGATCTTGAAATATTCCACTACTTTGATTTGTTTCGTTTGTTGTAGCATTCCATGTATAGTTTAAATCAGCAATACTTGCATTTCTACTAAAGTTTTTGTAATAAAAGTTTTTAGTTTGTGTGTTTTTTATTATTTCTAAAACTTGATTATTAATAACTGCCTCAATATCTGTTTTTGAAACAAAGTTAAAAGTAAATTTATTTTTTAAATCTTCTGTAAAAATACTTCCGTCATCTCCAAACATTAATGTGTTGCTGTATTTGCCAGTTGCATCACGCAAATCATAGTATCTACTAATACCGCTACTTGTTCTATTAATACTTTTTGTTTTAATAATCTGCTGACTTACTCCTAGAGGACCAATATTGTAATCTTCACCTGTAATCAAACGATTTTGTGTGTAATATGTACTAGGTGCATTTGTTTGAATGCTTTCATTCGATTCTGATTCGTCAGCATTTGAAACAACTGATTGTAATTCTAGCACAATATTAAGTGTTTCTGCTGAGTTATTTTTACTAATATAAGGAACTTGTATTTGTATTCCTGTCATATCAGCTGGATTTATATTAAACTGTTCATTTGCTGATGTTCTATAATAAACTTTAAAATCACCCTTTGGTAATGTTCCAAAAGTTCCGTCACTAAACACAAGACTTATTCGATCGCTTACACGACTTAGAACACTATACAAGTCACGAACACCTTTAGTAACACTGTTATACACAATATTATTACCTTCTGTGTTTTCAACTTTTTGCCATAGTGATTCTTCATTTCCGTTGCTGTCTAACTTGTAAAGCCAAACATCACTGTTGTTGATGTTATCGCTGTCAATATTTACAGTTGTATTTGGAACAGGATTCATTACAGAAAATGTATTTTCTTGTAAACTACCTTGTCTAAAGTGCATAAAAAATCCACTGTTTGAACTTCCTGCACCTTGTCCGTTATCTCTATATAAAAATCCTAGTTTATTTCCAGGAAATGGTTCTTCTTCGTATATTGTTGTATTATCTGTATTAATACCAGTACTAACAATTTCAAACTTGCGAGATGCATCGTCTATATTTTTTGTAAAACTGTATATAGGCAATCCTGTATTACTTGCGCTGAATCGATATTGTTCAGTTGCTACACCATTTACAATGGCTTTTTTAATAGGACGGCCAAATGTAGAGTTTGCTGGCAACGAAGCATTCATAATCTTAATAAACTGTTCATACCAATCAGAGTTAGTAGGATCGTTCCATATAATAGTTTGATTAGATAGATTGTTGTTGTTGGCATCAATAACATCTTCGGTGGTACTAACACTTTCTATTTTTAGTAACCCGTTTGCTGGAATATTTCTATTTGCATTATAACTAATAAGTCTTGCTAAACGGAGAATACTCTCTCTACGATCAGCAGTTTCAATAAAATTTTCTCTAGCATTTAAGTCTGTACGGAAAGCAAGGTTTTGGCCTAAAAATGCAATAAGGTCGATAAGTGCAAGATACTCACTGGACTCTATGTAGTCGTTAAAGTCTTCAGGATAGTTTTCACGAATATATGTAATCATAGTTCTGCGAAGATTATCAAAGTCGTAACTTTGGAAATCTGCGTATCTAAAACTTTGATATATTGTTTTCCAGTCTTCTGCTAGTAGAAGTCTATTTTGCCTATCGGTCGTTGACATTCGCTGTTCCTCACTTTATAGTATATTTACCTGAAGTAAAAAACTGCGTACTTTAAATTAATCCGTTGTCTTGATCAAACTTTATACGCATACTTTCGCTGATGCTATAAGGAATATAAGTTAGAGAACAATCAATCTGTATGCCACTTTCGTAACTATCAACGATTACACTGTCAACATTAACTCGTGGGTCAAAGTTGACTATCTCTGTTACGTCTTCAATGATAAGCTGTTTTAGGTCATCAGTAAATGGTTCAAATAATATATCCCATATGATAGTTCCAAACTCTGGATTTTCAAGTTTTTCGCCTTGACGAATATGAAAATGATTTATAATATCTTGTTTGATTATACTAATATCGTATAAGTTAAATCCTTTAGGATTAGCTACTGTGCTAACTCCTCTGTATTGTTTAGAAACTACAGGAGGGTTATCAATGTCATTTGATACTGTTACATTTTTGTATAAAGGTTTTTCATTTGTGGCCATAACGTATTTATCCTACTGTCATATAGTTAAATGCGGCTTGACTTTCGGCGGGTAATTTTAATAGTTCGGTTGACCTGTTACTAGGATTCAACTCTACTATTCTATCAAAGTCATATGATCCTATTTTAAATACTTGTCCGTCTACTACAATGCCTAGTATTGTATCTTCTTTTGCTTTTTCTTCAACACTTACTCCAAACCCGTTGTTCTTTTTAACAAGTTTAGTTCTAAACTTTTTAGCACAACGCTTACAAGCAGTTGCCATATTTGCAAATGCAGGATCATTTGTTGTTTTAAATGTTTTTTTATCTATTTGTTTGGCTAAACTTGCCATATTATTAAGTTGTCCTACTGGATTTTCTTTGAATATAATATCTTTAGCTATTTGTTTACCTGCTTTGCTAGTAATATTTGGTTTGTTAAATATTTTTCCAACCAAGTTTGCTCCTACGTTTGCAGCAGCGCCGGACAATATATCTTGTAAGCCAGTTGGTAATCCGTTTACTGCTCCTGAAAGGTTTTTTGTAAAGTCTCCTATTCCTCTACTGAACTGATCAAACACAGGACCTACACCTGGAATACCAGAAATAGCTGCTCCTAATCCGCTGGCTAGTTTTCCTGCCATATCTCCTAATGCACCCGATACTGCTCCAAGTGCATTTCCAATAGCGCCATCAATAGCACCTAATGCACTTCCTAATGCACCAGACAATCCTGTACTCGATAACAAATCTCCCATTACACCAGGAAGTTTTCCTAATAACCCACCAAGGAAAGATCCTGCTATACTACTTAATCCGCCTTGAACACCTTGTAAGAAACTATCTGCTATATATTCAACTGCATTAGTAGTTGTATCTTGTATTTCAGTTCTAACTTCTGCTGGATTAGCTGCGTTTGTGCCGCCTGCATACGTATCGACTACTACTTCTTCTCCGGCTGCATTATTTCCAGTGCGTTGTGCAGCAATTTCAGGAGTGTTTCCGGCTGCAAGAATAGCAGGACTAACAAATCCTAAATTTTCAACAAATGCTGCTGAGTTTCCTGCTAGTTTTCCTGCTAATGTTCCAAATACTGCGCCTGCGGCGCCTTGTAGTGCTCCTTCGAGATTGCCCTCGGCTATACCGCCAGCTATACCGCCAACAAGTGCTACTGTAGGCAAAGGTGCGTTAGCAATTGCCTGATTTATTCCTTGTACTCCTCGAGATATTGATTCCCTAATAATAGGATCAACTAACTGCGAGTTGTTTATTGCAAATGCTACCATAATGCCCTCCTAGTAGTATTTATAAGTCGTTCATTAGAGTTCGATCTGTATGAACAGGGCGTTCGTCCATATGCACGTCTTGACTTTCTGTATCAACTGCTTCAGTTTTATCAGGTGCTGTTTCTATTGGGTTCCAGTTTTCGTGTCCATTCCAAGGCTCGTGTTGCGGAACACGTTGCGGAAACTTTGCTTTAACTGCATCTGCGGCTGCTTCTGCTGCTGGCCCATTAAGATTGATATCGCCTCCAGAGATTGTTGTATTTGCTGCTCCGATAGAAAAGTTTCCTCCGGCAGTGTTTTTAAATGCGCCGCCACTTTTGATGTTCATTTCTGCGCCGGCTGAGATATTTCCATTGGCACCAACTTTTATTTCCATATTTCCAGCAGCACTTTGATGTATACTTCCATTTACAATCATATTAATGTTTCTACCAGCTTCAAAGTTAATATCTCTATCAGCAACAAAGTTAAAATCTGTTTCAGTGTGAAAACTAATACTATCTTTAGCATAAACATCAAGTTTGCCGTTGCTTGTCATTTCTATCCAAGCGGTTCCTCTGCTATTATTAATATATATTAGATCTTCGCTGGTGTTAATCATTATTTGCGCACCAGTGCGTGTTCTAAAGCGTATCATTTCGTTTGCAGGTCTAGTCACATCGCCGCCGGCTTCACTAGATTCTTTGTTTAGGTATTTGTAGGGAGTATCTTCAGGCGAACCTTCTCTTATAAGTTTATCATCGCCGTCATCAATGACAAAGCTACTACTGCCTAAGCGACTTACATGTACTGTTGCTTGGCTTTCTTTTATACCTATTCTTCCTTGCGGTGAACCTCCACGCTTGTCGACAGGGCCTGGACTACTTAATCCAACCACTGCACTTGGAAATTCACGTTGCGCACTACTAGTTGTTATTCCTCTGATATCATCTTCAACTAATCCTTGCTCTTTTAGAGACGCAATAAAATCTTCGTTGATAGGTCTTTTGTATTTTACAGGATTATTAGTTTGTATTTTTGTTATTTTTTTATTATATTCTCCAGCTGGTAGTTTTTTACCTTTTAGTTCTGTTGGAACTGGGCCGCTAGTTTGTTCAGTACTAGGTTGTCCACCAGGTAACATAAATGTCATACCTCTTTCAGGTACACATCCAAACCAATACCCAAAATCTCTACTTCCTTCAACAAATGTACACAACACCAATGTTCCAGGATCTGGAGGAATAGCCCAAAACCCATAACTTTTTTGTGTGTTTGAATATGTGTCGTTTTTTCCTAAATGCTGCGCTCCTGTAACTCCATAAAATGGACTTGCATAGTAGACTATTGAAGTTTGTCCTAATGTTTCGCCTGCTGTGCCTGCTTCGCTTATTTTTAGAAGCTCAACTTCTAATGCTCCAAGATATAAAGGATCAGCATGTTTGATAACTCTAGCCAAATAAGTGCCTGGTGTTGAATCATTTTGACCACTATCAACTGATCTTGTTTGTTCTGCTTTTATTGGTCCGTTGTTTTGCATTTAACTATTAAATCCTGTGTTTACTTGACTTGCTCTATTAGCATCTTTTACTTTATTTGCTTGATCTGAAGTTCCTGATGTATTTGTATCTTCGGGTTGTCCTCGTCTTCTTAGTAGTGTAAGCTCTTGTGTAAACATATTTCGTTGAATTTTGTTTTCAATAGCAGTTACTCTATATAATCCATTAAACTGAGATACAGGAACTGTATCTTCTGGATAAATCATTCCTCCAGTATCTGGATTGTAATCTATTGGAGTTCTAAAGTTTAATATAACATCAACTTCACTACGTTGATAATCAACTTGTCCTCCAGCAGTAGTGTTTAAATCGCCAGCTTCGTCGGTCCAGTTACCCATACCACTGTCAACTATAAAATAAGGATCTCCAAATATTTCAAGTTTAACTTCAACTAAGTCAACACTACCGTTTCCTAGTATTTGATCGTGAAATTTACGTGCCCATCTTATTTTACTATTATCAATACCAGCTCCGCCGCCACCTTGGGTGCTACTAGAGTTTACAAATCCTTGTGTAGCTAACCCAGTTGAGCTATTTGCTCCCGAAGGTTGAATATTTAATCCTAACTGAGAAGGCTTTGTCTGAGTAAGATTAAACTGTGTTCCTCCAGTTTTTGCATCAATACTTAGTTGTCCACTATCGGGTTGTATAAACTGAAAAAATGCTGCTTTGAAGCTTATATCAAACCTAACAATATCAGTATTTTCTCCACTGTAAATGTAATTGTACTCTTTTTTTGCATTTTGTCTTAGGCTGTTGTAGTCTACACCTGCTGCTCCAGCGTTTTGAAAGTGACTACTATGTACTTTATACTCTACAACTTTGTAATGATTTACTTTTGCATCTTCTCCAAACACATTTTCTTGTTGTGCATTTGGTTTTAGGTAACTTTCTGCATCTATTCTAAACCACGGAACCATTCCGTTTTCATCAGGCGCTCTTTCTTTTATAGATTTGCCCCAATCGCTTGTTAATATTACATCTTCAATTATTTTTAGTATCGATGTTCCAGAACCATAGTTGAAAACTCTTTCATCATTACTGACAGTATTCTTAGCACGAGTCATAACTTTATTTCTCTTGTCATAAACTTGCCCTGTTTGAGGCATTGGCACTGTTCCGCTTTCTTCTGCTCCTGAAATAATTCTTGCAGAGCCAAGATTATTTAAACTAGCAGGATCCTGTGCTATTGATGATAACTTTTCTCCGATACTACTTTTTGTTAATACCTGGCCTGTAATCATACTCAAGAATGCTTCAAAGTTTTGCGGTGCTTGCGCTCCTAAAAATCCACTAATGTTTTCAAAAAGTCCTTGTATGTTTCCTGATTTAAAATTTGATAATAACCCTCCAAGACTTTTATCAAGTCCGCCTGCTATTCCTCCTAATACATCATTAAAACTATCTTTTAAACTGTTGCCGCCAAGTACTCCGCCTACAACGCCTCCTACAACACCAGCTGCTACTGCACCAAATATTTTTCCGCCTTTGCCGCCACCGCCTCCGCCGCCTCCGCCGCTGCGAGACGCAGTAGTAGCGCCTGCATCGCTTGTATTCGGTATTCTTGAAGGATTACCAGAAGACGCAATATCTTTTGGAAATGTAATAACTATTTCTGATGCTTCTGCTATTTGATTTGCTTTTCGAAGTTCTTCATAATGTCCATTAATAATAGTTGTTAAACTTTGTTCGCCACTTTGTAGTAGTTTTTCAACAGTATTGCCTGTTAGTGCTATATCAACTGGACTTGATGTTGCATCATCAAGATATGCTTGTTCATTCCATGGCAATGCTTCAACTGTATATGTTGTACCACCTTGGTTTACTTCAAACTCTATGTTTGTTAGTTTAATAGGAACATCTCTACGAAGATTTAATCCTGATTCTGTAACAATAACATCTCCATCGTCGTCATATCCAATAAACTCCATTGATAACATAAATGGAGCGTTAGCATAGTTCTGAAATCCACTCATAGTTGCAGCTATTTGACAAGTTTGTAAGAATAATCCCATACTATATGGTTCTTCAACTGTAAAAGTTATAAATGTAGCGTTTGTACTACGTGATTTTGAGTTTGGAACACATAATGCTTCGATATTAACATTATCAATAAAATATTCTAGCTTGCCGCCAATAATATCTTCGTATTCAGTTGTGACTTTGTTGTCGCCGGCGCCGCCGCCGCTTCTAAGAATAACATTTTGAGGACCGTATGCTCTATAGGTTTCATTAGGTACAGCAATCTCATCTCTTGTCAAACAAGACATTGTAAATATAGTATTGAAACTAGAAAACTGATGTAGACTGTTTGTTTCTATAGACATTAGATTCCTAACTCTGTTTTTAACTTAGATTTTTTAGGTAAAAATATTTTAGTGCCTGCTTCAAAGTCAAACACAGGATCTTTTATTATATCCATGTTTCTTTGAGCAAAAACCCACCATAACTTTGGCGTATTATACAAATCGTATGCTAGTAAATCAGGACGATGCGAATATTGAGGTTCAATAGTATAAAGAATATCATCATCTTCTGCTGGCACGGGTCTAATAGAGAAAATACCTAACTCTCCAGTACTTGTAAGTTTTGTGTTTCCATAAGGACTAGTTTTTCCGTAGTTTGCCATTAGATAAATCCTTTATTTGCTATATTACCATTAATAAACTGATCCATATTAAAACTTGACACTTTGCTTCTGCTGTATGTTGGTTTTAATGTTAAACTTAATGAACTCATTGTCGGAACCATTTGATATGTTGATGAATATTCTCCAAATGATCCTGTGTTTACTTTAATATAATCAATTTCATCAGCTAAATCAAATGTAAACTGTGTAACCACAGTAGGAACATTATTTAAAACATAATCTCCATATCCACTTAGTTTTACAACAGGCGGAGGAGATCCTTTTTCGCTACTTTCGCCATAAAACATCTTAGTTAAACTTCTAAACAGATGAACACAAGCAACCCAATACATTCCGTCTTGTTCAGACTGCACTGGAAATCTTCCAACGATGCTTATATCTTCATGCCTACTATTAACATACTGAGGAAAAGGATAATTACTATGTGTAGGAGACATTTCATCGTAGTTTGCTACTGTTACAAGACTTATTGTTGGCGTAACTGGAAAAACAGCATACCAATCTGTTTGTGCTAAAGGAGCTAGTATAGGACTGTATCTATAAGTAGATAATGTAGGAACTTTTATTTTAACTCGCCAATCTGGAACTGAATCGTTGGTTGGAGCAAAACGTGCAGTTGTTGCTGAACCTCTATCCGGCTCAGCACCTGGTGGTAATAATCTCGATCGTATCGATTTTCCAACACTCGATCTGTTTGCAAAGAATGTGTTGTTAATATTTCTAGTACCAACTGTGTTTGGTACTGATTGATTTGGTTTTCTTGCCATTGTAAACTCCTACATACTATTTAGTTGACAAAATAAACTATGTATATTATAATATAATAAAGGAGTCGATAAATGGCTAGAAAAGTAAACTATCTCAACAACAAAGACATGTTATTAGAGATACACCGAAGTAAGGCTACGTTTTGTAGTTATATTGCACCCGAACATGCTGATTATGATATTATTTTACCTAGTGTAGATAAAATTAACATTAGAACTATTGCAGAAGCAAAGAGAAATAAAGCAAAACTGCAAGGATCTCGTGCATACGAAGCAGCAAAAGCAGCTGGTAAAAAGGTAAAGATGGCAGAGTTTGCTGTGGACTATAGAAAGATTGAAAAAAACGAACTAATCTTCCGTATTATGACATTTGATCATGTTCCAGACGAACCCGGACGTAAGAAGAATCCTAAAACAGTTGCAGATCACAAAACTAAACTAAACTTTCCTCCATTTCAACATTATAAGTTTGATGACGAAGACAATATTATTTGTGTAGGTAAAAGTCACTGGGAAGGTGGAATGGAAAATGGTTATTTCAACAAAGGGCACGGCATGGCAACCAACAAACTTGCTATGATGTGGTTAAAACTTGTTGATCGGTACGCTACAAGAGGCAATGTGCGTGGATACACCTATAACGACGAGATGAAAGGTCAAGCAATCCTCCAACTATCGCAGATTGGACTACAGTTTGACGAATCAAAGTCAAATAATCCCTTTGCATACTACACTGCTGTGGTTACTAACTCGTTTGTACGTGTAATCAACATCGAAAAACGTGCGCAGAACATACGTGATGACATTTTAGAAATGAATGACATGAATCCTTCACACACTAGACTGCACAGCGGCGAATGGGAAGCTGCTGTGAAGCGCGAAGAAGGTGCTACCAAAAAATAAAGGTTGATCTTCTAGAAATTTTAGTTTATAATATACAGGAAATGGAGAATATTCTTGTTTAACAAAGCGGCAGTGTTTACTGACATACACTTAGGTATGAAAGGCAACTCTCGAGTTCACAATCAGGACTGCGAGGACTATATTGACTGGTATATCGAACAAGCTAAGGCTCACGGATGTGAAACTGGCTTGTTTTGTGGCGACTGGCACCATAATAGAAACAGTCTTAACCTTACAACTATGGATACAACTATTAGACTACTAGAAAAACTAGGTGCTGCCTTTGAAAACTTTTATATGTTTGCTGGTAACCACGACTTGTACTACAAAGACAAGCGTGATATCAGTTCAACTGAGTTTGCAAGACACATACCGGGCATTACCGTAATAGATCAAATGATGGTCCAAGACGATGTTGCACTGGTTCCGTGGTTAGTTGGCGACGAGTGGAAGAAGATCGAAAAGTTAAAAGCAAAATACTTATTTGGTCACTTCGAACTCCCATCGTTTTATATGAACGCTATGGTACAGATGCCAGACCACGGAGAACTAAAAGCTGAACACTTCAAGAATCAAGAGTATGTGTTCAGTGGACACTTCCACAAGCGTCAGAAACAAGGAAAGGTACATTACATTGGTAATGCTTTTCCACACAACTACGCAGATGCGTGGGACGATGCACGTGGTATGATGATACTGGACAAAGAAAATGATGTAGAACCATTGTACATCGACTGGACAGAGTGTCCTAAGTACCGTACAGTCAAGCTATCAAAGCTGATCGACGAGAAAGATACTCTTATCAAGCCAAACATGTATCTCAGGGTTACACTTGACATTGATATCAGCTACGAAGAAGCAACTTTTATCAAAGAAACCTTTATGGAAACATATAGTTGCAGAGAAATAACACTTATTCCAAACAAAAACATCGAAGATATTACAACCGACCTTGACATTGAACAGTTTGAGAGTGTGGATCAGATTGTAAGCAACGAGATACAAGCAATCGACAGTGAACAGTTTAACAAAAAACTATTATTAGACATATATAACGAGCTAACATGATTAAGATACAAGACTTAACCGTAAAAAACTTTATGAGTGTGGGTAATGTTACCCAGGCTGTTGACTTTAACAAAGAACAACTAACACTTGTACTAGGAGAGAACTTAGACCAAGGCGGAGATGACACTGGATCACGTAATGGTACAGGTAAGACTACTATCATTAATGCATTAAGCTATGCATTGTATGGTACAGCTCTTACAAACATCAAACGCAACAACTTGATCAACAAAACTAACAGTAAAGGCATGCTAGTCACTCTTAACTTTAGTATAGGTGCTAACCAATACCGTATTGAGCGTGGTAGATCTCCAAATGTACTCAAGTTTTACGTAAACAATCACGAGCAGAAGGACGATTTACACGACGAATCACAAGGTGATAGCCGTAAAACACAAGAAGATATTAATAGTTTGCTTGATATGACTCACGACATGTTTAAACACGTGGTTGCACTCAATACTTACACAGAACCTTTCCTAAGTATGCGAGCAAACGATCAACGTGCTATTATTGAGCAGTTGTTGGGCATTACCATACTTACTGAGAAGGCAGATAACTTAAAAGAAAAAGTAAAACAAACAAAAGATGCCATTACAGAAGAAACATTAAAGATTAATGCCATTGAAGCTGCAAATAAAAAGATTGAACAGAGTATTGAAACACTTGCAGGCAGACAACGTGCTTGGCAAAGCAAAAGTAGGCAAGACCAAGGAAAACTAGCAACAGGCATCGAAGAATTAGAAAAACTAGACATTGAAGCTGAACTTGATGCGCATGAAAAACTAGCTAACTGGACTGAACACAACAATAAAATAACCTCTTTAAGGAAGGAGTTAAGCACACTCGAACCTGCACTACGGCGTGCCACTACTAGTGTTGAAAAGGTTAATAAAGACATCTTAGAATTAAAAGATGCAACATGTTATACCTGTGGACAAGAGCTACATGCAGACAAAAAAGCCGAGATTGAATCACGAAAAGTGCAAGAACTTGACGATGCAGTTGCATATCAAGGCGAAGTTTCAAGTAAACTGAGCACAACTATGCAGTTATTAGAAGAAATAGGCGATATCAACGGCAAGCCTACTACTTTTTACGAAAATGCAAAAGAAGCATACGAACATCGTAACAATGTAGACAATTTACGCAATACTTTGATAAGTAAACAGCAAGAAGAAGATCCTTATCAAACACAGATTGACGATTTAACAGAAACAGCACTACAAGTCATTGACTGGGAACCAGTTAATCAACTTACATTACTCAAAGAACACCAAGAGTTTTTGCTAAAACTGTTAACAAACAAAGACTCGTTCATTCGTAAAAAGATTATAGATCAAAACTTAGCGTACTTGAACAACAGGCTCACATACTATCTTGATAAACTAGGCTTACCACATCAAGTTCAGTTTCAAAATGATTTATCTACTGAGATTACTCAGTTAGGACAGGATTTAGACTTTGATAACTTGAGCAGAGGCGAACGTAACAGGCTAATACTAGGCATGAGCTGGGCATTTAGAGATGTTTGGGAGTCGTTGTACCAAGGTATCAACCTATTGTTTATTGACGAGCTCATTGATAGCGGTATGGATACTGCTGGTGTTGAATCAGCACTTGCTGTACTGAAGAAAATGGGCAGAGAACGTAGTAAAAATGTTTTTTTAATCTCACACAAAGACGAATTGATAGGTAGAGTTAACCATGTTATGAAAGTTATCAAAGAAAACGGCTTTACTAGTTACGAAAATGATATTGATATTATAGACTAATGAACGATACTCACGACCAGATAATGCAAGCCGTATTAAGTTACTTGAAGGCTAGTGAAACATTTGAAAGAAGACCAAGCGAAAGTACAAAACGTACTGCTCGAAGAGAACTAAGATTGCTGATCGGTTTAGCAAAGCAAAGACAAGACGAAATCATAAACAAATATGAAAGTCATATGATTGATTTACGTAGTAGGAGAGATAAATGAAAATAACTGTTGTAGGAAGTGGAACTGCTGGTAGTTTAACAAGTGCCTTCATAGCAAAAGAGTTTCCTAATGCAACAGTTGAAATGATACACAGTGAAAAAGTTGGTATCATAGGTGTTGGTGAGAGTATTACACCACATTTACCCGGAATGCTTGGCGGACTAGGTGTAGATGAAAAACGTTTTATGCGTGAAACAGATGCTGTGTTTAAATACGGCAACAGCATGGAAGACTGGACAGATACCGCAGACGGTCCTGATGTATTGAGAATGTTTTACTGGAGTAACGGATTAGAAAAAGAAAATACTTGGGAAAATGTTACAAGCACTTTCCCAAATGAAATAAAAACAACTGATGTTTGGTTAGATGTATTCAAGAATGGAAGTGCGCCCGACTTAGATGTGTATCATCATAATGCCGAAGGGTATCAATACTGCAAGGATTTAAAAATGCCATTTGATGACGATGGCAACTACTTATTACCTGCTACTGCAACATATGCTTATCATATTGACGCAGAAAAAACATCTCCATGGATTAGAAAAAATGTTTGTAGTGTATACGGTGTAATAGAAACAATAGCCCATGTTGAAAAAGTAAATACCAACGACGAAGGTATTACCAGTGTTATACTAGACAACGGACGTGAAGTTACTAGTGACATTTGGATAGACTGTACTGGACTGTCTCGAGTTTTAATCGGCGAACTTACAAAAGATATGCACACTTACCAAGCAAACAAAGTAAACAGTGCATGGGTATGTCCTATCAACTATGAAGACAAAGAGTCCGAGCAAGTTAACTACACTAGAAGTATTAGACGAGACATGGGTTGGCAGTTTAGTATTGCGTTAACTAATAGAATAGGTACCGGATTAGTTTACAGTGATGAATATTTTACAGACGAACAAGCATTAGAATATTGGCATAGTATTATTAAAGGAAGACAAATACGAGAGCCAAGAAAATTAAAATGGACGCCTGGAAGATTAAAAACTCCAAATGTAGGAAATACATTTGCTATTGGCATGGCAGCAGGATTTATTGATCCGTTAGAAGCCAATGCTGTTGTTAGTGCAATATCATGCATGAAAAGACTTGCATGGATGCTACAACGTGACTACGACAAAGATTACTATAATCGCAAAGTTACATACTACTTTGACGATATAGCAGACTTTACAGCAGTTCATTATACATTGAGTAGACGTGGCGATAATCATTTTTGGCAAGACATGAGACGTATTGGACGTGAACTTGATCATAAAGGACTTGTTAAGAAAAAATATTACGAACAAGCAAACTGCATGGATAGTGTTGTAGGTTATGTTACAGCATTTCCAGATGTAAACTGGTTGGATATTGCCAACAACTGGGTACAAGATTTAGATGATTGGCCTAGTAAGTCATCACCTGAACAACAGTCAGCATATATTCGCAGAGTACGTAATGAAAAGTTATTACACGAAATACATGCAAGTAATAATAAAAAATCGATTGACATGTTTATGAAAATGTATAATAATGTTAATGAATACAACAAAGGCTTAAACAAATGGCCAACTGATTACTTTAGTAAGATGTTTGGTCAACAATATATTAACAGGCACATCAACAACTCAAAAAAGACACAAGTATAATGTATAAAATATAAACACTATATGAGTTGGACATACAAAGGTAAACAGATAGAATCAATACCAGATGAGTACGAAGGATTTGTTTATCTTATTACTAACACTACCACAGGCCAAAAATATATAGGTAAAAAACTAGCAAAGTTTAAAACTACCAAGCCACCACTCAAAGGCAAGAAGAATAAACGTAGAGGCTACAAAGAAAGCGACTGGCAAACTTATTGGGGATCCAGTGATAGACTAAACGCAGACGTAGCATCACTAGGCGAAGATAAGTTTACAAGAGAAATATTATACCTATGTAAAGGTAGGGGCGAAATGTCCTACATAGAGGCAAGAGAACAGTTTGACAGGCGTGTACTTGAAACAGATGAATACTACAACGGTATCATTAATGTTAGAGTAGGCGGATCGGATAAACTAAGACAAGCATTATTGGAACACCATGTCAAGCAAAAAAAAGATACAACAAAGACTTGAACAACTTGAGCGCAGTAGACAAACTAAGCGACAACGCTGGATAGAACAAAGTGAAGAACTTAGAGAGAAGACTGCAAATTACAAAGGCAAAGATACAAATCTAAACCTTAGTGAAAGACAAATTGATTCTTGGACAACTAAAAAAACTGGTATATCACCTACTCAAGGCAGTAAAGCAGATAAAAAAGCAGGCAGAACTAAAGGTAGATACCTTAAAGGCAAGCTATAAGGCAAAGCATTCCAACACCTAAGGTTGGCGGGCCAGTTTATAATACCGCTGTGGAAAAAGCTCTCGTATAGAAGCACACGTACATATTGATTGACACACCAGAGTGTGGAAGCCACCAAACAAATTGGGCTCACTGGTTGATATAGATTGTTTTGTTGGCAGTCGAAAAACACAAACACAGTACATAAAAACTCTTTAGCAATAGGAACGAAGCGAGAGGTAATGTATTATAAACTGCACATTAACTCAGTTAATGTACGTTTTATGTTACATATGTCGACGTAGGTTGGGAAAGGTCAGAGCCCATTGTACTTTGTGTATAAACAAT